GGCTCGCTGGGGCGCTTTGGCGCGGCGCTGGAACGCGAGGAGAAGCGGCGGGCAAGCCTAGGGATCGGCACTCCTGGCGGCGCAGGCGGCTCGACTCGGAGGGGCAACGCAATCCCGATGGGCGGACAGGGCGGGCGGCAGGGCATGTTCAATCAGTACGCTTCTCTTGCCGGTCCCGGCAACCCGATTGGTATTGGAGAGTTTCAGAGAATCCAAAAGGCGCAACGCGAGCAGCAGCGCCAGCAAGGCAATCAAAAGGGCTTTTTCCAGGGTGACTTGCGCAGTGCGATTGGTGATGCGCTGATTGGCGGTGCATTTCCCGCCCTGTTCGGCCAGGGCCTTGGTGCATCGGCTGGCGGTCTTGCTGGCGGCCTCGCTGGCGGCGCAGTCGGAGGCAACTTTGGTTTCGGCCTTTCCCTCGTCGGCACTGCAATAGGGCAGGCCGTTGATACCACAGTCAAAAATCTAACTACTCTCGCTGATGCGATTAGAAGCCCAAGTAAAGCACTGGACGCGCTTGAAGCTAGCGGCCTTGCTTCTAGCCGTAGCCTTGAAAAAACCAGGCTTTACGTTGACCAGCTAACCGCAGTTGGCCGCACTTATGACGCGCAATCGCTTGTATTGCAAAAAGTTCAAGAGCGGCTTGGCCCCGGCTCGCTTACTGAGCTTGGCCAACTTGACAAAGCACAGCAAAAAGTACAGGAGCAGTTTGGGGCGATTGCTTCTGAGATACAGGTACGTCTTCTGCCTGTCCTGCAAGGGTTCATCGAGTTTCTTGGTAGTGCAGCCGGCGACATTGGCGGCTTCTCAAGCCAGAGCAGAACGCAAAGGCTTGATCCGCAAAGGTTTGAACAACTGCGATCCCAGGCAATCAGGGAAACCTCTGGCCCGTTTGGCGCATTTGGTGACAAAAGGAAATATGAAGCCAGGCTTAGCGAGCTATCTAAGCAGGAGCTTTCAAAGCGCTTTGCCAATGAACGCGCTTCAGTGCCCCTGACGCCAGAGGAAAAACTCGCTGGCGAAACATCCCAAGTGCAAGAGTCGCGTAAACTTGCCGATCAAATTCAGTCGGCATACCGCGAAGCGTTCAGCCTTCAAAGGCAGGCGTATGATCTGCAGCGCGATGGCGCGATGCTCAATAGAGACATTGCAGATTACAGCTACAAAAAAGAACGCGACATATTTGACCTTCGCCAGCAGGCAGCAGAAAAGCAAATTGAGAATAATCGCGCTAGGGCGCAGAACCGCATTGAAGGTAGCGACCTAAGCGCTCGCCAAACATTTGCGGCTGCTACTGGTTTTGAGCAGCAACTGCTAACCAATGTCCGCGAATCGGTGCGAGCCAGGAAGGAAGGCGAGGCTGATATTGAGCAATCCAGAAAGAGGCTTGAGCTTGCGATGGCAAGACTCAATCGTGATCTTGAGGATTACAAGCGCACGAATGCACGCGAGATAGAGGATATTGAGCAGCGCAAGCTGTCTTACGTTCGTTCGGTCGAAGATTACAAGATGAAGGTTGCGGATCATGTTCTGCAACGTGCCAGAGAAGCCGCTGATTTAATGCGCCAGGCCATGACGTTGCCTGACATGGGCGCCGCTGCTGCTGGAGCCAGCGGCGGCGGATCTGTTGGCGGAAGCAAATTAAGCCAGCTGATAGGAGGAACAGAGAGCTATGGCGGCAACTATGGCGCCTTCAATCGCGGCGGCAGCAATAATGGCCATACGGCGCATGGTAGCGGCATAGATCCCGGCCTTGCTAACATGACTATCGCTGAGATTCAGCGGCGACAGTTGGCGCCAGGCGTACCAGCCAGTCAGCAGTTGCACGCCGTAGGCAAGTATCAGATCATAGGCAGCACTATGCGTTCCCTGATGCAAGGGAACTATGGGCAGACCGGCGTAAGCGCTTCCGATCGTTTCACGCCAGACGTACAAGAAAAACTTGGCTCCGCATTGGCGCGTAATCGCGTCGTAGGCAAAACGGTTGAGCAGGGAATGCAAGGGCTCCGCCAGGAGTGGATCGGCCTGCAAAACGTAAGCGATGCAAAATTGCGCCAAGCAGTAATTGAGTTGCAAGCAAGCGGCAGCCTCCAAGGCCAGGCCGCAACACAAATTAGCAACATTCCCGGTCCCAAATTTAGCTCAGTTCCCATCGGCGCCACTCCTTCGGCTGCACCGTCCAATGCTGCAAACATGGCAGCAAGAATGCAATCTTTCGGCGGCGAAAAAGAAGCGCTTAAAATCCTGGAGGAGCAAAACAAACTCAAGCAAAAGGGTATTGAGCTTGGCCAAATTGAGCAAATTCTGCAAAACAGCCAACTGCCTCAGTTCAAGCAGCAAGGTGATGTACTGCGCCAGCAAATTGAAGCGAGGCAAAAGATTCTTGACCTTAGCGACAATGCCGCTTCCGTTGCCGATATTGAGGCAGAAAGCAAAACGCGGCTACTGCAAATCGAGAAGGATCGCGCCAGTGCGCTTGCGAAAGCTCAAAAGCAATATGACAGCGACCCTGCCGTTACCAAGCAAATTAACAACTTGGCCGATAAGGCCGCTGGTGTTGCCAAGGACGAAGAGAAGCAGCGCCGCATCAATCTTGACCTAAGCAATAAATTGCAGAACCAAGAGCGCTCCCGCTCTGCGATACTGCAATTACAAGAGAATTTAGCGATCAGCAAAGCGGAGGCTGCCGCGTTGGAGCGCGGAGAATTGCAAGCAACCAATGTTGAGCTACTTAGGGCGTCAATTCTTTATCAGCTTGCCAGCGATGCCGAAAAAGCTAAACTGACTGCCCTTACTGCGCAAACTGAGGAGCTTGGCAAGCAAAATGAACTCAATAAGCAGATCAACGGAATAAGGCAAGATGCTCGCTTTACTGGCGCCGGCTTGCGTGCTGGGTTAATTGGTGCGCCAGCACGCGCCTATGAGCAAGGGCTTAAAGATTTCAAAGGCGATACCACTAAAGCAATGGCAGTAGCCAATGAAACCAAGTTACTAGAAAGCCAGCAGCTCGTCTGGGCTAATCTTGAAAAAGATATTGTCAGTGTATCCGATGCAATCTCTGGCGCTTTAACAAATGGCCTGGTTGATATTGCAAGCGGCGCCAGGAGCATCCAGGACGTAGGCCGCGACATGCTCAATAGCATCGCCGGCAGTTTTGCGGACTCCGCACAGCAGCAGCTTGGCAATTTGATGCAACGCCAACTTGGCGGATTGCTTGGCGGCCAGCAGGGGCCACTCGTCAAGGTGCTCGGTGCTGGCGCGGAGGCGGCCGGCCCGCAAGCGCTGGGATCGGCCTCGATGCTGGCCTCTGGGCAGGTTGCGGCATTCGGCATGGCCTTACAGGCAGTCACCGCCCAAATGGCCTTCTCCAGCGCTCTGGGCGGGGGCTCAGCGCTGTCCGGTGTGTTGGGTTCGGCGCTTGGCAGCGGCGGCTCAGCAGTTGCGAGCGGTGCCACGAATCTGTTCAGCAAGGGAATCTCCGATGCGATCCCCGGCATTGCGTTCGGCGGCTTCCTCGCTAACGGTGGCACAGCGCAAGCCGGCAAAGGTTATGTCGTTGGCGAAAAAGAACCAGAGTTTTTCTTCCCTGGCGTTACCGGCAGGGTAGTGCCGCGCAGTGACATGGAAAAAGCAGCTGCATTAGGGCAATCCGGCGGGCAGGCTGATCCACTGGAATTGGATTACACTGTGACCGAACGGCAGGGCGAGCGTATGGTTACAGAGGAACAAATGAAAAGAAACAATGCCTTGCTTCTTAAGCAAGCGCAGGCCAGAACGCTTGCTTCCATGAGAAACAATAAAGAAGTCCGTGACTTTGTGAACATCTAATGCTTTACGCTACCCATTACATTGAGTTCCTGACTCCTTCCGGCGCTTCATTTCAAGTGCCGCAACGGTATCAACCTTACTTTATTGGAGAAACGAGAACCTTTAACGGCTTACAGTATCAGTTCAGCCCGTACAGCATTGCAGGCGATATTTCAACTGATGGCAACGAAAGTGGCGATTTTGAGCTAATCGCGCCTGGCAACATGATTACAACTGCAAAGCTAGCGCAAGCGTCCGAAGACCTAAACCTTATCAAGATTTCGACCGTCCTGCTTGTCGGCACGCCGCCAGACAGCGCAGGCAGTTACCCAATATGGACTGAGCTAAATTTTCTAAGTTCAACCATTTGCGTTTGCGATGCTTATGGCTACACTGATGCGATCCCGGACCAGGAGGACGGCGACGATAACTTTCCCGTCGTGACGTTAAGGCTTACGAATCCTTTGAATTTTGTCACCGGCACCGCGCCAACCCGTAGACTCACGGCGGCTCAAGTCGGGCCATTGCCATCCTCTGGAGGCATAACGTTTTGACATTCTGGCGTAAATGGTCTGGCCTGCCTTGGGGGCTTGGCGCGGATCCCCGGCAGGGTCGAGCTGCCTGCTGCTTCAGGACCGCTCAGGCGACCCGCGAGGAGCTTGGCCTGCCCTGGCCGGCAGAACTGATG